ACTAGCCATACATCACCGCAAGAATGTTTCACGTGGAACAAACCGAACTGCCGCTTTTTCGCGGTCTTCGTCTGCGGCTCGCTGCCATTCTTCCTCATAAACCATTTTCAGGGCTGCGGATCGAGCATCTGCGCCGGGAAGTTTCATGGACAGATAATACGCCAATCCGGCTACCAAAACAGGTAAAAATCGGAACGGGATATCCTGACCATTAACGCCGTTCCCGGCGTCCTGCATGCGCTTCAACCGCGTGTAGACAAACGTGTAAGTCGTTGAATTATCAGGATTAGGCCAAACCGTGATAGTTGGATTTACAGTTGCGCCCAAAGCATCAGTAGCACCGGTCAACCGGTTTATCCATACCTGAATAGGACGCCCCGTGACATTCTTGTTTGGGATGGAAAGGTAGGTTGAACTAGAGATACGGGTAATATTAATGTCCTGCTGGTTGGTACCGGAGCCAGTCCTAGTTACGTGATCTAACAGGTCTACCGTATCAACCGGAAGATTGTATGTTGCTACATTGGGGGATAACGTGATGGTGCCCGTATCCAACGTCCAGAGGTTAATTCCCCGGTTGGCCCATTCAGCCAGCATCAGATTCAGGCTGCGCCGCGCCGTGCGCAAATCATAGCCTGAGCGAAGCTCCGCCCCGCACCGTTCAAAAGCCTCTTCAACAATGTCGTTGAGGTTTAAGTTGAACGTATCTGTGCCGCTGAGATTGTAGGTCATTAGGGAGCCTCAGAATATTCAAGCCATTCAGGATGGTCATGTTGTGATAACAAGTACATCCGTGCAAATTCCAGCAACTCAGGATCGTCTTTAAAATGCCCTAATCCACGGTTGCAGTGGCCGCATAGCAACCCTCTAACCCGCCCAGTTTTATGGTCATGATCAACGACAAGGGGGGTTTCCTCACTTCCACAAATGACACATTCTTTAGTCGTCTGAATAAGGTCTTTTAAATCTTCATCTGAAATTACATTCCTGAATTTACCCCGACGTATCTCATTACGATAAGCAGCTCGACATTTACGACACCAACTGTCTAACCCATTGATTTTCTTGTTATGCAATGGGAAAAACTCCGGGGTACCGGGTTTTTCTTGCTTACATTTCGTGCAAGTCAGCAGTTCCATGCCCTTAACGATAACGCTTTACGCGTCGGTCGCCCTTTATCATCTTTCATAGGCCCCGGCATCCCGGACATTCTGGCACAAAAAGACTTACGCCTACCGGCGTCCTTTTTAGTCTTAGGGTGCGGCGCAGGGGCCTTAAGATGCGCTCCGTGTGCCTTGTTGTAGGATGCTCGACCCTTGGCGTTCAGACCACCGTTCGGGTTTTTGCCTTCCTTACGAGTCCACGCCAACCCACCCTTCGCCATCTTTCCACCAGCACAAGCCTTCACGGGGGCACGGGGCATCTTCCCTGACTGGGGGGAGGGGACCTTTTCTGGGTTAATGGCACCCATGCCCCGTGAAGCCTTCATTAGCAGAATCGTCCGCGAGTCTTGCCCTTCGACTCGATTCCGCCACCACGCGCATATTTCTTTGTGCCCATCGTTTCTTTAGCGCCGCGAGTACCCGACTGAGCGATACCCATGCCACGGCCTGACGAGACGATCTTGGTCTTGGTCCTACCCTTACTCTCAACGCCCCCGCCGATATTGGACTGACCGCCCTTGTTCTCGTTATTGGTACGGGAAAGTTGTTTACCTGCCATACCGCCCTTCTTCATTCCCATAGGAGGGGCACCAGCGCCCATACCACCCATACCACCCATACCACCAAGGCCAGCAGCCATTGGGCCACCCATCGGAGGAACCGCCATTGGGCGACGGGGCATTTTCGACTTAGGCATGCCACCTTTCTTGAATCCCATATCTTTATGCTCTTTCTTTTCGTAGTCTTTCATTGCCTTTGGAGCGCCCTTGAGGACCTTCTCTTCTTTCTTGGCAATAGCCTTCGTATCTTCTTCTTTACCCGCAGCTTCACGACGCTCGTGAGCGGCAAGCTTCTTCTCGCCCTTCTTGGCAAAATACCCAGCAACTTTTTTAACCATACTCATCACATTTCCACCTTTGCCGAATTTGCGGCCTTTATCTGCGGCAGAAAAGTCCTGCCCCACCGATTGAGGAATCCCTACCTTCTTAGCAAAGGCGGGGTTATGCGCAACTGCTGCCATCAGCCTGTGTTGCTTTGCGCTTGAACTTGGCATCCATCCGTCTCCAGTATTCTTTTCGCCAATTACAGTTTTTACATAGAAGTTGGTACAGATCTAAACATTTTTTAACTAAAAATACTGACCTATTACCATGTTCTCTTCTATGCGCTCTACCGTTATTTTCTATGTGATCGAAATCTAGGACAATCGGGTCACGTTCACCACAAATTTCGCATTTACCACCTAATTTTTCAATTAATTCAAGCCGTACCGTCCGTCGCCGTTCTCCAGCTTGGGTATATATGGCTTGTTTTGATTTGAAATAATACCTACGATTTGCTTCTCTCTTTTTAACCGGGTCTCTCATTCTGCGGTACTCGTCCAATTAAGTTACGCACGGTGTTTGATTCCCAAATACGGATGCCATACCAAATAATGGTAAATACCGCAGCAATTTGAGGGAGAAGGCTTGTAATAGCCCCAACCGCTGTAAGGGTCGAGATCCAATCCAGAACCTTTTTAAAGCTTTCGCTATGCTCAGTCATGGTGTTACGTCGTTAATGTCTGTAGTTGAGCGTTAGTTAAACGGCTAGGATAATAGGTAAACGATTTGATGTGGCCCGCGAAATTGGTCGTTCCTTGATTGCCGCCTAAGATCAACCCTGTTGGCGTTGTGATCGAGGCTTGTGTGCCAGCCGTCTGCACCGTGCCGCCGTTCAACACCGCAGCGTTTGTTGACCCGTCGTAAGCCACGCCGACTTTGGCTTGCGTGTTTCGGGTGACTGAACCGAGAGAGGCAGTTTGATTTGCGTCAAAGTATCCAAACGCCTGCGAACTTGCAGTTCCTGCCGCAATACCGTTTGACGTAGCCGTGCCAATAGAAAACGGATATGCCACCGCAAACGCTGAGGACGCCTCGACATCAAATACGCAAATTGCCGTACCCGCGCTTGCGTTGTACCAACTGAAGCCATTGTTGACGATAGACCCTGCTCCGCGAGCAACCGCCGCCGTAGTTGTCGGAATCAATGAAGTTGGCCCAGACGATGCCTCCAACTGCATACCGTAGACGTTGACTTTCTCCGTACCCGTTGATGTGTAAGTAGGAATTCCGCTAAGTGCGTTGAATGTATTGCCAGTACCCGCGCTAACAAACCCAATTCTCGGACTCATAACCGTGGAGTTTGCCGTATAAGTAAACCACACGCGGTAGTAACCATAGCCCGTGCCTAAACTTGTCGTGACGGTAGCATTGTTTGCGGCATCAATACCTGACGTAATGCTCGTTCCACCGCCGGTTGTTTGGCCCACCGCTGTTTGCGTTATGGTTCCCGTTTGCAAGTCAACGACGATCGCCGTAAAATTTCGAGAGGACGCAAACATTTCAAAGTAAACGTAGCGAGACGTGCTGTAAGCCAAGTACACCGACAGCGTGTAAACCGTAGACGAAACGGTTGTAATTCCAACAGACGGTGCGATATAGATACCCGTCGTGACACCTGAAACAGTACAACTGGTCTGACTGGCGCTTGTCGTGTTATCAAGACCGGTCGATGCCGATCCGGTCAGCGTCGTGCTAGTCGCCGGAGCCCAGCTGGTCGTCGTCGGATTCGATCCCAACACAAGGTTCGTCGTCGCGGGTTCGATTAACAATCCCTTGATCGCGAGCGTCACGGGATCGTAGTCAAACCGATTGCCTGTGCTTGTGACCAACAGCCCGCTGCTATTGAAGTAGGTGTACGGAGTCGCTTGAGTATAAGAAATACCCGCCGGAACCGATCCCAGCGTAAAATCTGCTGTAAAGGGTCCAGACGGGGCTGCATAAACCCCTGCGTGTGGAGTACCAAAACCAAAGCCGAAGCTCATGTCAGTAGATTCCAACCAAGTTCATGCTAGAGGTGGTACCGGTAGACCATACACGCAAAACTTGAACAGGAATTACCGTACCCGCTAATACTCCGTTGAACGTCACAATATCTCCGTTAGCGGTGGTAACTTTGACATTACCCGCCGCGCCCGCGTAGACAACCGCGACGTTCTGAAGGTTTGCGTTATCGTTCGGGGAAATAGCAAACGCCCCCGCAGGATACTGCGGGAACGTCGGGCTATA